TGATGATGGTAGTTTTGATATATTTAAAGATGGTAAGATTGTAGATGATGAGTTACGGCTATTGGGGCGTTCAAAGATTTCAAATGAGTCAGAAGCCAAAAAGTTAATAGAGCATAATATTGACGAAGACCTTATTGATTTTAATATAGCACAACCCACCGTTGATCCTGCCCTTAAGGGAATAGTAGAAAAAACTATGCTTCGCAGCATACAAGAAACTAAGGATGGAGCAAGGAGCAGGGCAGCAGCACAAGCTCTAACACAGCCCCAGGCAAACCTTGGAACTATGGGCAAGATACTAGCCTCGGTAGCACCCTCTAAGTTCGTAGGAACAAAGGCTCAACAAGCAACCATTGATTTCTCTAGAATCATTAAGACAGCGGAAGAGATTTCTGGTAGGATTGGAGCCAAGACTGCAAGAGCAATAAAGAAAGATCCGTCACTAGAAGCACCTATCAATAAGTTCTTAGATACTGGTGAGATGTCGGACGATGTAGCTAAGGTTCTTAAGGCTGATCTAACAAAGTATGATGAGGCTCGACAAGCTTTGCAGAAGGAAGCCATACAGCTAATTGATGACGGAGCATACAAGTCCTTAGATGACGAGGCCAGAGAGAAGCTAAGGCAAACCATTAACGACTCAATGAACTCAAGCCAGCGTTATGCTAGGAGAGAGTACGAGGCTTTCTTAAACCCCAAATACAAAGCCGATCCAAAACAAAAACAGCAGGCTCGAAACGAATTAATAGCTTCTTTTGTAGCAAAGGGAGACGATAATAAAACTGCTTTTGCTAAGGCAGAAGAGCATCTTGACTACCTCGAAAAGAATTTTGCGTCTACTAAAAAAGAAAATCCAACAGCGTTGTTTGGGGGCGGAGTCGATTCTGTATTTAAGAAAAGAGGAGAGCCTGGTGAAGCAGAAAAGATTTGGCTAGGAGAAATCAAAGACCCCGTAGAGCGCATGAGGGGAACACTAACTGGCGTTGCTAAGTCAGTAGCAAGAGAAAGAACTAATGTCATCCTAGGCAAAGAACTAGTTGATGCTGGCATAGCTTCTACCACCAAGGCAGATAATGAAATGGTTGAGCTTGTGCTGCGGGGAACAGGCAAGGAAGGTTCTGGATTATTTGCATATCCACAGGTTCAAACAGCACTCAATGAACTGTATGTTGGCAATGGCTCTGAGAAGATGGACAACATATTCCTCAATGGTCTACAGGATTTATACAGGGCAGGTGTTGGTTTGTCCAAGGGGGTAAAGGTCTTATTAAATACTGTATCCTATCCTGTTAACGCATATGGTAGTGCTACTAACCTCTTGGGCATGGGAATTAATCCTTTTAATAAGGCAGGACGTGGCTTTCGCTTGGCACTAGCTGACGTTCCCCTGATATCTCGCGCTTTAGAGGGTCTAGAAAATACTCCGAAGGCTCGCAAGGCGTTTCTAGACGAAATAGAAGATATGGATAAGTATGGCATTAAAAATGCCAACATCCTAGAATCAGACATTCGATCAACCCTGGACTCAGGGCCATTCTCCAAGTTTTTACAAAAAGGACTAGACCCATTTGGTAAAGCATATCAAACAACTGATACGGTAGGCAGGTATGTGGGTTGGAAAGCCAACCAGAACACCGTGCGTAAGATGTTCCCCAATGCCAGCGACGAGGTGGTCAAGAAGCAGGCTGCTATGATGATCAACGACACTTATCAGAATTACGATAAGTTGAGCAATGTAGTTCGCACCCTTTCTCGTTGGGGTGTCATGCCACAGTTTGCATCGTTCACGGCTGAGTTTGCTCGGAATCAATACAACCAAGGCAAAATGATTGCTCGTATGATAGCAGGAAACTTTGGTGAAGAGTTTGGGGAACTAGGAGCAGCTAACGTAACTCGCATGAGAGTTGAAGGAAGCAAGAGACTTGCTTTTTTACTTGGTGTTTACGGAGCTACCTATGCTGGAATAGAGGGAGTAAAGGCTGCCTCTGGAGTAGACAAGAAAAAAGAAGAGGCACTTCGTGACGTTGTATACGCACCTTGGGATAAGAATAGAAACCAATTAGTTAAACTAGATAAGGGAGGGCGCACAGGTTGGGTAGCCAACCCCAGTTATGTAGTGCCGCACGCTCTTGGTTTGTCTGCCCTACAGGCTGGTTTGAGCGGGGACAGCGAGCAGTCAGTCATTGGACTAATGGCAGAAGAGTTTATAGGAGAAGGTTCCTTCGTCTTTCAATCAGCGTATCAAGCATTGGCTAACCGAGACGAGCGAGGTGAACTAATATCTAAGGAAGTAGACAAGTTAGATCAAGCCAGAGAGCGTTTGGGATTCTTCCTGACGGAATCATTTAGACCTGGGTTCAGCAGGGAGCTAAAGAAGCTAGAGAAGGCTCGTCTTGGTAAGGGTGACCTCACACTCAAAGAGGTTGGGGCAAGACAGTTGGGAGCACGTATCAACCCGTTTGACGTGGGTGAGGCTGCAATGTTTACAATTAGAAACACCAACACTTTATCCAATGAGGCCAAGTCAGACTACAATCAGTTATTAAAATTTGGAGAGCCATCAGAGGCACAGTTAAACCAAGCTTACGAAAAAGCTAACAAGATTTATTCAGACGCTTTTGCCGCTTTGTCCAAGAACAACGAGAGTTTGATTACTCTAGGCTACGACGAGAACGAGCGCATAGAGATATTCAAGAACGCAAAGGTTTCGTCTAGGAGAGTGTTAGAAATATTAGACAACTCTCCATCAGACTTACCAAGGGCATTAAAGAAATCTACATCTGACATATACAACGAAATGGGTGATACCATGCAGCAGAAGCGTAGCAACATAAAGAAGGAAATTCGGAAGGACCCAATCGTGGGAAAGAGGCTAATGAATATGTGGATACGCGAGCAGAAGAATGCAAGCAAGGGGTTGAACCAGAAGGATACTTTGATCCGGAACATGGATACAGATGAGAAGGTAGACTATCTATCTAAGAACCCAGGCATGATCAACGACTTTAGGCGCAAGGGTCTTCTATCTGACTCCGTGCTTCAAGCACTAAGAATTAGGGGAGTCCTGTAGGGGACAATAAAAAAGCCCCCCAGTTACCTGGAGGACCTTAGTTTGTTAGCGTCGTGGTTTGGAAGGGCTGGCTAACGGCAACCCCTTATAATAGGTTGAATACGACCTTATCCGGAGCACTCACGACTTACTCTTTTGCAGCTGAGACACTAACAAAGTTATTCTCGCTCCTCTGCGTTAGACAGGAGGCGATGCTGGAGCATATTAACTTTATTCTTCAAGTTATCTATGTCCTTGTTTAAAGTTTCATTCTGTTTGGTCAGAGCTTCACACGATCTAGTCATGGCCTCTAGCCCTTTAGATAGAATGTCTTCTGAGTTAATCTTGTAAACGGATTGGGTATTGGTTGTCTGCATTTATGTTATGTTGTGTGAAATTAGTTTCCATTGGTCAGCGTCTCTCTCTAGCCACTCAAACAGATATACAATGTCCTCGCTGTCTAGTGGTTCGTCAGACTCAAGGTAGTATATACCTTTTATGTCTGGGCTTCTGCCTCCGGGCTTGTCGGCTTCAAACTCTACAGTGACATCAGTTGTGTCACCATAGATGTTGTCCATTTGTATTTTATGTTCGTAGATCATAGTTAGATAAACATTGGTTCAAAGAAAGCAAGCTTAGGAGAGTAGACAACACCGCAACCCAGCACTGGTCGAGCAGCGTATATACGTCCGTAGTTCATGGCAGGGTGACTATGGTCTACCCCACAGCCTACATTCATACCAAAGACAACACCGTCCTGGTTGGCGTGGTAGTTGATACCAGCCTGTGCGTGGAGGTGACCCATGACCAGAGACTTGAACTGAGCCTGAGCGTTCTTCAGGGCTGACATCTGTCCTCCCTTTTCTTTGTCTCCGTGTCTGTATATAACATTGTCAATCACTAGATCAGTAAACCTAGGATGTATTTCCCATCCGTCAAGTCCCCATAATGTTTTGAAGTTAAGTATTACTTCTGGTGGTAGTCCAACACTATGAGCCTTACGCTCTGGTAGAGCGGAGTGATTACCGATAAGGTAGTCTACCTCAGGGAACGCCTTGTGTAGTGCTCTGACCTGCTTAGAAGCCGCTACAAACTCGTCTGCTGCGCTAGGCATGGATGGGTCTTTCTCGTGGAAGCTGATAGCATTCCAGTCTACCAGGTCACCGATGTGAACAACACGTGTGCACTTGTGCTTGTGGAAGATAGAGATTAAGAAGTCAATGTAGCCGTGGTGCATGGCCGGGCAGTGAGTATCAGCTATGACAAGGACACGCTCGTTACCCTTGGCGGCAGGGACAGTAGCTTTGTATCGCCTAATCTTAGAACGCACAGCTTCTGCGGTTGTATCATAGTCTTCAGCGATTTGATGGTAACTAAGACCTTCTAAGTAGAGGTCGTAGGCTTGCTTCTGAGTTAGGTGTTCTTGTGTCATATTTATGATAGTTAGTAGGATGGGTTAACTAAATCTGCCTATGTTGTTTTGGAAGACGAACTTGCCATACTGATCTCGCTCACCTTCACGTTGCTTTGCTATGTTGTATTTGATGCAAATGTGTGTGCCGTGGACGGGGTCATTGTGGACTGTAGCTTCCTTTGTGTCTGAACCATTGGGCCATAGCAAGAGAATAATGTCTGCGTCGTTCTCGATGTCCCCGGAATCCTTCAAGTCGTATAGAGTAATACCTGTCTCACGCTTGGCTCCCTCTCTGTTCACCTGCGCCAAGAGAATGACTGGTAGGTTCAGCTCCATAGCCATGAGCTTGATCTGGTGGCTAACCTCTGCGATACCGTCGTGCTTCTTGAGCTTGGTGTTCCAAGGGACTAGCTGTAGGTAGTCTATGACTATCCATTCGATGTTATGTTTACGCTTATACATACGAGCACGTGAACGCAGTTCGTCTATGTTTCTAACGTAGTGCTCTGTAAAGATGGGGGCGTTCTCTACTCTCTCAGTAGCATCCCACACTCTCCTTTGTTTCTCTGGGGATAGCACACCCTCTTGGAACTGGTTGAGGTTCACAGCAGAGCAGGTCTGTATCATGCGCTTTGCTAGGCTCTTAGCCTGCATCTCAAAGGAGAAGTATAGACCAGGCTTGTTGTGGGTCACGCCATTCTGCAAGGCTACGTTCAAGGCTATGCAGGTCTTACCGCAGGAGGTAGGAGCCGCAACAACCATTACCTCCCCGTTGGCTATGCCACCAGCACTGAGCTTATCGTCTAGTTGTTTGATCCTAGTTGGTAGGGCGAAGGTGCTGTAGGTTCCCTCTGCCATCTTCTTGAAGTCTTCACGTAGGGACTCAGCCGCTGATCTAATTGAGGGGTCATCAGCGGAGCCGTTGTCTAGTGTAGCAGTAACGGATCTCTCGATGTCGGCAATGATAACGTCCGGGTCTTGGTTCTCTGTGGCTGCTTCAATCGCGATGCGTGATGTACGAATAATCTGACGCAACTTAGACTTCTCTTTTACAATCTTGGCATGGCTTACTATTTGAGTAGAGCTACTAGCCTGGCTCTGTAGGTGCATTATGGTGCTCAGTCCACCTGCTTCCCTGTCTGTCCCCTCACGCTTTAACAACTCATCAAGTTCAAGCTCAGAGAACTCTTCACCAGAAGAGCACAGCTTGGCTATGCCCTTGAAAATTATCTTGTTGGCGTTGCTGTAGAAATCGTCTGCGTTGACGATGGTGCTGATGCTGTCGTAGGCAACATTGTCCAACAG